GCCTCTACTTTCAGTGCTTCATTAAAATATTGGACTGTTCGTTTCCAATAGTCATCACTGTGTTGTAGAAACTCCACTTCTATACCTCAGTGGATTAGTTCTCAACAGAGATGCTGAGCTTCCTGCGGTTCAGAAGTTCTTTGACTGCTTTCAAACCAGACAGGGAATCCTCAGCATCAAGGAAGGCACGACGACGTTCCATATCAATACCATTGGCATCAGGGCCACCAGTGGGTTGTTGAGGTTGTGCTTGAGGTTGTTGAGGCATTTGATAACCATTCTCACTTTGCCCCATACGCCCAGGTTCATCGTTACCTCCGTATTGGGGAGACATAGGTTGCTCTTTAGCAGCAGCAACAGGAGCGTTAGGTTTCGGTGCAGCACCAGCTTGAGGTGCATAGACAGAAGGTGCCGGAGCACCACTCAGTACACCACCGCGCACTTGAGTAGCAGAACCAAAGGCTTGTGGACGAGCGTGGACAGGTGCTCCAATAGCAGGAGACCTAGGAGGAGCAGGAGGTTGTACAGCAGGAGCAGTTTGTTGCTTTTGACCGAACTGTGCCATCCATGCGACAGAACCAACGGGAGGACCGTCGTACAAAGATGATTTTGTGTTATTAGGTACAGAAGCAAGGTGTTCAACCGAACCAACTTTCGGCTTTGGTTTAGGCTTCTGTTGGAACGTTTTAGAAGGCTTGGAATCGTTTTTAGCAGACTCAGCCAAGTGTTCTACGGAGCCAGCTTTAGGTTTAGGTTTAGGTTTCTGCTGAAAGGTAGCTGCTGGTGTCTTAGTTTTAGCAGCGGCTACTCTAACCATGTAAGCCGCATACGACTCTCCAGGCCGCTGCTTGATTTGTTCAGCCATTAGTTTATGTGTTGAAGAATGAGTTGTTCTCTAGGTGTTATTCCAAATGTGGCTCTCATCCATTGGAGCCAGTTGTTACTGCCTTTAGCCTGATTGCACTTCTTACAGGAGGGTACAAGATTTGATGTAAGAGATGGTCCGACATAACAGCGAGGACGGACATGATCAAGAGTGAGTTCATCAGGTTCATAAGTGATTCCACAGTAGACACATTGACAATTAAAGTGTTCTTTGATTGCACGACGGTGTAGTCTCTTTGCTTCAGAGCTTGTCATCGTTATTAGGTTGTGGAGGTAGTGATCAGGTGAAGGCAGTAAAGGTGTCATTTTGGAGCGTACTTCTTACCAGTTCTAGGGCGTCTACGGTTAGCAGAGGGGCTTTCAAGCTTGCCTCTATTTGGTCCTGTGTGACTAGCGTCTTTGCCGTCACCATTACCGTAGGTACCTAGTTTTCTATTGAGCTTGTTAGCTGCAGTACGGATCTTTAGACCCTCTTTTGTCTTGTTATATTTCGCCTGTTGCTTCAGACGACGACGCCTAGCAGCAGGGTTCTTCTTGTAGTATTCAGACGTGCTGCCTGCCATAGAGCCTCTTCTGTACTAGTTCGGGGTCTATTTTTGGCATAACTGTCGCCAGTTTCTCTAAGGGATTACCCTGATACGCCACTCCCGATATATCATTCTTAGATAACCAGTCGCAACACGCCTTTAGATCCGCCGTAGAAGCTTCTCCAGATTTGATGCGACGAAGGAACTCTTGAGTGACCATGTTATGGAGTTCATTAAACATGTCCTCCGTAGCTTTCTTCTTAGACGTGCTCACGGATAATCCTCTTTAGTTTGGCTACATAGTTGGGATCAGTAGCGTAACCTTCAGCTTTGAGGAGTTCACAGCACTGATCAGCAGAGGTAGCACGGTTAACACCTTTATAGCCCCTATAGTCTTTGTACCAGCGATCTACAAGGTAGACAATGCAGTCATAAAGGCTGTTGAAGTCACGGAAGGAAGCATTCACATGCACCATACCGTGTCCGTAGTTTTCAGTTGTAGCACAGGTAGTACCTGCGCCTTTGATACCAAAGTAGTTATTCTTACCAGACACACAGGTACCGTGTGCTGATTCAAGCGACCACTGAGCCGCTACTACTTCAGGGTATTTAGCACCAGCAGCTTTAGCAGCTTCTAGGACACCTTCCCAAGTATTAGAGTAAGTCATAAGATTATTGCGGTGGGTTAGCCATCCAGGCAAAGACAGTAGTAACTACAGCTTGTACCATCTCTGGTACTTGACCATCAGGGTCACAAGCTTCTCTTGTTTTATCGTGTACCCAGCAGTTAGCTACCATCTCTGCTGCAAGGATTAAAGGAGCCGTCACCGCAATGAGGACGACGGCTGTTTTGTTCATCAGTTCACCTTGATGAAGTAGTTGACGGCGTAGGACTTGGGTTTGGTCTCAGCATCTCCACCACCTGTAACCGTGGTGGTGTGGCTGTGAGCGCCATCGCTATCCATCCACGGCCCAGAAACGTCTGTCACACCCGCTGCGTTGATACCTTCGCTAAGTGTTCCAGTAGCTGCGGAATAGCCAGCACCCGAGTAAGCGTTCATCCGCATTGACCACAGGCTGTGCGTATGGCCTCCGGCGGAGTTGGTTGAACCAGTGAAGGCGTTCTTTGGACGTGCAGTGCTGTCCTCAGTAAATCCGTTGAGCGCACCGCCGTCCCAACCAGACAGGCTCTGCCCAGCCATCCGCAGGAAGGAGCCCCGCAGGTCAGGCAGTGTTGTGGCACCAGTGAGAGTTGCGTAGGCAGTACCCGTGCAATCACCACCAGCAGCAAGACGCCACTTGCTGCCATCGGCGCCCATTGCAGTCTGGAACTGCTGAGGGGTCAGCACCGACTGAATGATTGTTCCAACAGGAGTAGTGGAAACAGCTGTTGCTGTTGTGGCTACTGCCACCTTCACCCA